GACATACGGCCGCACGTAGGCGAGGATTGCAGAGTGCTGGGCAGCCCTTAGTTCAAGCTGCCCGACCTTGTTGTTCGATGTGCTGGCGAATGCCGAGGTAATGCAGTTCGTGCTGTCGATGTCCGCCCAGTTGGAGTCAGAACTGACCGACCCCGAATTGTGCTGGAACTTCCCCTGGATGGTGCCAGCACCGGCCAGCGTGCCGATGTGGAGGCGCATGACGAGGCGGGGAAACAGGTCAGCGGCGAACGCATCCCCCACATAAGATCCCGCAGCGCGAGCCGCAGCCGGCGGAATATGGCTCTTCAACGCCAGTTCTTCAGTCAGATTCGAACGTTGCATGGGACAGGATCTCCCGATGACGAGGTGCTGTGGATATGGGAAACGACGCGGGGCGGCTGGCCCCGCTGCCGCTTAGTGAATAGCGAGGGCGACGAACGGACTGACCTGGGTCGATCCGTCGGCGAGGGTGATCGGAGCGTCCATCCACGGCATGCCGCCGACGTAATGAATGATCCGGAACATGGTCTGATTGGTCGAAAAGAGGAACTGATCGCTGACCGCGATCTCCATCCCCATGTCGCTGTCGCCGATGATGTACTGCGAGAAGTCGTAGAAGCCGAAATCGCCGAGGGTGTCCAGGGCCGGCAGCTTTTCGGAGAACAGGATCGGACGACCAAACGCCCCGATGCCGTAACCTGCGGCCTTGACCCCATCGGGAGTGATTGGCACCAAACCAGCCGGGATGAACGTGCTCCCCGCGGTGCCCGTTGCTGCGAGGACAGCCGGCTGAGCAGCCTGAGATGCGATAAAGATGCCCTTGCCTTGGCTGCTCGCCAGCGCCTTCACCCAGCAGTTCGCGATGTTGGCGAAGCTGATGGCCGTGGAACTCCCGCGGTCAGCGGTTTGAACCAAGGCACCGCTCGTCAGCACGCCCTTGGGACGGCTTGCCGTGTTGCCCATCAGGAACGCCTGATCTTCCATCCACGCCGTAGCGCGGCCGAAGATGGTAAAGAGGAGGCTATCGATGCTGATGGCCGATTTCCTCAGCAGCACGTTGCTGACCGGGGTTGTCCCGCTCAGCTCGTGCAGTTCGAGCTTGGCCATCTTGACGCCAGGCTCGGTGCTAGGCTTCGCCTCCGTCTCGCCCGTCCACTGCATGTTGATTCCGCCGAAGAACGCGCTGCCTCCGGTCGGTGGCGCGCTCGTCTGGTTGAGCAGCGGAATGTCGATCGAGAGGCCCGTGATAGGAATCGATGTTGCCCGGGGGCGGACCAGCGCATCTTCCCCGACCACCTGCATGATGGACTTCTGGAAGTCCGGTGGAATCAGAAAACCGCCCGCCGACCCGGTCGTTGCCGTCAACGTCCGCTTCTCGGAGGACTGCCAGTCTCGATACTCGGACTGGTAAACGTTGTGGATCCGTTCGCGGGCCAACGCGGTCTCCTTCGGATCCTTGTTCTTGTCGTGCAGAACGAGGATGTTCCTCAACATATCGCCGAAGAACCGGGTCTTGTCTCCTTCGCTCTGGCCACGCACCCCCACGGGTGGACCGTTGCCGATGTCCAGACCGCCGTTGCCGGACGGACCGCCCTGGTTTCCACTCAACGGCTGGGATGCCCGAGCCTCGACAGGCCCGCGGGTGGCCTCCAGCGCCGCATCAGCGGCTTCGTTGACCTTGGCGCGGCGGACCAGGCTTACGGCCTCGGTCTCCCATTCCGCGATTGACGTTTGCTCCTCTTCCGTGATCTCTCGGTTCTCAGATTCCGCCTTGTCAACCGTCGACTTGACGCGCGTGGCGAGGTCGGTGGCCCGGCGGCGCAGTTCTTGCGCTTTGGTCATGGGAAAGAACCCTCTCGCCGGCTTCCGCCGGGACATTCGAACTCAGAAATTTACCGTGAGCCGTCCGCCAGCGCGGCGAACTCATCAAGCCAACGGCGTGCTTGCTCTCGTTCCGGAGCGGACCGCGTATGCGGCCGGTCCATCTCAGCGGCACGTTCCTCGATGCCGAGCGCCGAGCGGAGCGCGACATCGGTGCCGTCGTAAGCGGGATAGGTGACGGGGCTAACGTCGAACAGGTCGGCATCCAGGACTTCCCATTCCTCCATGAGCCGCTCGCCATCCATGCGGAGCGTCACTCTCAGCCCCCCGTAGTCCACGATGGTGGAGTCGGTGGCCTCGTCCTCCGTGGTGATGGTGCGTTCGGCCTTGCGGGCGGACCACGCGAAGCTCATCCCGCTGACGTCCCCGCGTTCGATGGGAGTCAGGACGAGGTCACGCACCGTCTGGGTATCCGGCGGCTGGATCTCCGACAGCAGGCCGATGGAGTCTTCTGAGAGCGCCAGGGTGCCGCTCTTGGTCCTGCCCAGGACGAAGTTGCTGTCGTGGTTGAACAGCGCCCGCACGTCCTGAGATTCCGCCAGGGCGTTCTTGTACGCTCCGGGGCGGATCACCTCTCGCCAGGACCAGTAGCGCCCCTCGTAGAGCGTGGTCCACTGGTTGAACACGGAGGCATGACCCACGATGAGGGTCTGCTCCTCCATGGGCATCTCATCGCCATCAGGCTCAGACTTCGGCTTCGCCTTCGCCCGCTTCTCAATGCGGAGCCCGGCCGTTGGCGAGATGCGGTTCTCTCGCGAGTGCGGTTGGGGGATCAAGTGTTCGGCCGTTGGTATCGCCATTGATTGGCTCCTCTTCGGTGGGGGCTGGGCTGGGTGCGGGCGCTGGCTTGGCCGGTTTCGGCTCGACCGGCTTGCCCGCGTTCTCCAACGTGGTCATATTCAGCGGCACCAGGCGGATGTCCCCCTCGGAGCCGATAGGGTTCAGGTTCTCGAAACGGCAGATTTGATTCGGACTGAGTACGCCGAGGTCGCGGAGCTTCGTATAGAACTCGGCGCGACTCTTCATGTCGCCGCGGAGCAGGGCGCTCATGTTGTGCTCGATGAAAAAGCCCTTGGCGCGCTCCTCGCGGGTGAGCAGCTTGAAGTTCAACTCCTGCTCGACCTGCTCACACCAGGGCATCAGCGTGGTCGTGATGTAATCGAGGTTCGATGCCTCGATGTTCGCCAGGTGGGACTGCGTGAAGTCACCGAGTTTGCTCGGGGGCAGCCGGTACATGCGAGCGATCTCGACCACCTGGAATTGCCGGGTCGCTAGGAATTGCGCATCTTCCGGCGGGACTGTCGTTGGGTTCCATTTGAGGCCATCAGTCAGGACGGGCGTCTTGTGTGCGTTCTGAGATCCCTGGTGAACCATATTCCACGCGGTTCGTAGCGATTCCCTGGCTTCAGGAAGCAGCTTCTTGTCGGTGGACAGATACCCGCCAGGATGCGCCCCGTTGCCGAAGAACGATCCGCCGAACGCCTCGGTTGCCAGGCCCAGCGCAATGGCTTCCCTTGCCATGGCAACCGGCGAATAGCCGCTCAGCCCGTCAAACCCCAGCCCGGCAATGTGCAGCGTGCGCCCAGGCGGCAGCGTATTGGAGCCGCCGATCCGATAGAACAGCCGCTTGTCTTGTGGGCGCCGTTCCGCCCACGTCATCGCGGGGTTCAGGAGATACAGTCCGGTCGGGCGTGATCCGCTATCAAACGTAATTTCGGCGTACCCATTGCCCCACCCGAGGAGATGGCCATACAGGGCTTGCCGCCAGCGCATGCTGGTCGTCTCGTCATCGGGGCTGACCGCCAGAAGATCCCACGCGGGATGATCTCTTACCTCATCCCGCCCCTCGTCCCGGCGACGGCGATAGACCCGCAGCGGCAAGCTTGCCAGGTCGGTGGCAATCGTGTTGATGGCGGCGTAGGCAGCAGTCAGCGTCAGCGCTGAACCGGGGGTGACATTGACCCCACTGACCGTAGGTCGCCCTTGGCCTGCCAGGAACGCATTGAGGCTCATCGGCCCCGACCAGAGCGAGGATCCAGTACGGCGCTCGATGCCGCCGAACCGCGCGATGATCCGCTGAAACCAGTTCACAGGATCAGGAGTTCCTCGCTGTTGTAGACGCT